CTTACAGCATCAAACAATGTTTTTATTGGTAAAAACGCAGGAAACAATGTTCGAAGCACACTTATTTCAAACAATATAATGTTAGGTGCAACAGGTAATGCTGCAAAATATATATCAAGAGGAAATGTTGTTTTTGAAACAGGAGGAGCAGGAAACCAACTAGGAAACTCTACAACGGGTCGTACAGTAGATGATAACTTAATTATAGGTAGCAGAACTGCCGCATTCACCGATAAAAACATTTGTATTAATCCAAACAGATATAGTGTAAGTCAAGCACAACCAAATCAATTTGGAACACCGAATATTGCAAATCCTAATGGAATCAATGCTGTTATTAATAATATTATTCTTGGAGATAAGGCTAGTAAAATAACAAATGAATATTCAAACAACAAGTTGACCTTTGAAGACCCACAAGGTCTCGCAGTATCTGTGGGTAACATACAGGGTGCTTTTATTGTTAACTCAACACACACTTCTATGCTATCAAATAATGATGCAACCATGGAAGGCAATGTTGTTATTAATGGTGATAGCAACTCTTTTACAAGTAACCTAGCTTCCACAGATTCCAACAACAACAGAAATAATTATGTTTTAGGTTGTACAAATGTAGGCTTAGTAGACTCAGGGCGTAACTTTATTTTTGCCTCTGAATTTTCAAATCCAACTTCATTTCAGTTTAATAATCACAACTTTCTGTTTGGGATTACTAGCTTCAATGGAGCTCAACAGGCAAGTATATCGAATGGGTCTGACTATAATTTCTTGTTTAACGCTGATGATGTTACATTAAGCGGTTCTAGTAATGCGGTGTTTGGGCAGATGAATGCCACAATTGATGGAGATAAAAATACTATATTAAATGCATCCGGAACTGTTACAGGGAATAGTAATGTTGTTTTAGCCGGTACTCAACACACTGTTTCAGGAAGCAATAATATTGTGAGTGGTAATAGTTGCCGTACACAAAGTAGCACAGCAAGAAGTTTGAATATAGGTAACAATAATGATATAGGTTCATCAGGTGCAGCTAACAATAGTGTAGCTATAGGTAATAACATTGATATTAACTCCGGTGCCAACAATGCTGCTTTTGGTAACGGTATCAATGTAACAAATTCAACAAACTCTTTTACTGTAGGAAAAAACAATGATGACTCAAAAATTAATACTCAAGGTAATCCATGTTTACAAGTAGGTGTTGGGCAGAATTTAAATGCAAGAAAAAATGCCTTAAACATTGTCAACGCATCGGGTCCTTTATTTGGAGTTATTTACATGGACCAATTGGTTAATCAAAACTACGCAAATGATGTAGACGCAGCAGCAGCAGGAATTGGACTAGGAGGATTATATCATACTAACGGAGTAGTAAAAATAAATATTACACCGTAATTTAATTTTAAATTAAATGGACATTCGAAAAATCTCAGTAGGTCCTGATTATAAATCAGGAGGTATGCATTATATAGTTGGGCAGTCTGTTCTAAACGGTGGCTACGAGATTCATTTAATTAAATACAACCAAGAAGAAGACGCATATCAGATTTTTATATTAGACACAAGCGAAGGTGAAGTTTTGTTGTGGAAGCAATTTAATTCTACTATGCCCGTTACTCTTGAGTTTAATATAAATTTTTAATGAAGTCACCTACTCAATTTCTTGTCAAACCCAAAGACAACAAAAGATATAGCAATACAAAAAAAATAGAAGCAATAGATTTGATTCTTGACACTTCAGAAGAATCTGCTTCGTTCTCAAATAGAGAAGCCGTAGTTATTGAAACTCCAATCATGTATAATGGTCCTGTTAAAAAAGGCGACACTCTTTTGGTTCACCATAATGTTTTTAAGTTCTACAACGATATGTATGGAAACAGACAAAGCGGCAAGAGTTATTTCAAAGACAATACTTTTTTTGTAGATGAAACTCAATATTATATGTATTATAAAAATAATAAGTGGAACGCTATTGAACCATTTTGTTTTGTTGCACCTTTACCGGCAAAAGAAACTTATATATACAAACCTTTTTCTAACGAGCCGCTTATGGGTATAATGGAATATCCGACAGAATCTATTATGAAACATGGAATAAAAAAAGGAGATATAGTTACCTTTATGCCGGACTCAGAGTATGAGTTTAGATTTGATAATAATAAATTATATAGAATAAGAAATAAAAATATAGTCGCATATGAATCTCAAAGAAACTAAAATTAAAATAATAAATGCAGGATATCGAGCTGTTGAGCAACTTATAAAGGTTGCAAAAGAAGATATAATAAAACCTGACCCGGATGATGAGTTGGCTGCGGATAGATTAAAAAACGCTGCCGCCACAAAAAAATTATGTATTATGGATGCTTTTGAAATACTTAACAAGATAGAAGCAGAAAAAGAAGCCTTAGAAATTGTAAATGAACCCTCTCGTTCCAAACAAGGTTTTGCAGAAAGAAACTCTAAATGATAAAAGAATTAAAAAATTATATACCAAAATCAGTTCTTGTAAATAAAAACAGGGCTAGAACTTGGCTGTATGGTTATAATTTAAAATATGACTTGGTCATTATTTCAAAAACAGGGCAAATAGGAAAAGTAATAGAGATATCAAATGTTAGGATTGGATTGCCTAAGACCCCAAAAGAAGTATATAAAAGACACGAAAAAAAATATGAACAGTATTGGGAAAGAAGAGAGACACCAAAACAATTAGATAAAATTCGTTCTATATTTCAGTGGAATGAAATGCCAAGAGATTTTAAAAATCGTTGGGTAGATTATATAGAAAAAGAATTTGAATATCGTGATGAAGGATATTGGTTTTACAACAATGGAAAGCCAACATATATAACAGGCTCACATTATATGTATCTGCAATGGACAAAAATAGATGTAGGGTATCCTGATTTCAGAGAAGCGAATAGAGCTTTGTATTTATTTTGGGAAGCGTGTAAAGCTGATTCAAGAAGTTATGGAATGATATATCTTAAAATTAGAAGGTCAGGTTTTTCATATATGAGTTCTTCGGAATGTGTTAACAAAGCCACGATATCAAAAGATTCTAGAATAGGTATACTCTCCAAAACAGGAGCAGATGCAAAAAAAATGTTTACAGACAAAGTAGTTCCCATATCAAATAGTCTTCCGTTCTTTTTCAAACCAATTCAAGATGGAATGGACAAACCCAAATCTGAACTAGCATATAGAGTTCCTGCATCAAAGATTACAAAGAAAAATATGCATGAGGTTTTTGAAGATGATTTAGAAGGTTTGGATACAACTATAGATTGGAAAAACACTGACGACAACTCTTATGATGGAGAAAAACTTTTACTGCTAGTCCATGATGAAAGTGGTAAATGGATAAAACCTAATAACATTCTAAATAATTGGGGTGTTACAAAAACCTGTTTAAGATTGGGTAGTAAGATTATTGGAAAATGTATGATGGGTTCAACTTCTAACTCATTAGAAAAGGGTGGAGATAATTTTAAAAAACTTTTTGAAAGCTCAGATGTTTTGAATAGAAATGCAAATGGTCAAACTAAAAGTGGGTTGTATTCTTTATTTATACCTATGGAATGGAACATGGAAGGCTTTATAGATAAATATGGACAACCTGTGTTAGAAAAACCAAAGGTAGAAATACAAGGAGTTGATGGGGACTATATATATTCAGGAAGTATAGATTATTGGAAAGCTGAAGTAGATTCACTGAAAAATGATGCAGATGCTTTGAATGAATTTTACAGACAGTTTCCTCGAACTGAAGCTCACGCCTTCAGAGATGAAAGCAAGTCATCTATATTTAATCTAAGTAAAATATATCAACAAATAGATTTTAATGATTCTTATATTAGAGAACACAACATTACTCAAGGAAAGTTTGTTTGGCAAAATGGAGTCAAAGATAGCTCAGTGGTATGGATACCCACCAAGCAAGGTAGGTTTCATATTTCTTGGTTACCGGCAGTTCACATTCAGAATAATTTTACTGAACGAAATGGATTGAAATATCCCGGAAATGAACACTTGGGGGTGTTTGGATGTGACTCCTATGATATTAGTGGGGTAGTTGGAGGTGGAGGCTCTAATGGAGCTTTGCATGGCTTGACTAAATTTTCTATGGATGAAGCACCAAGTAATGAGTTTTTTCTTGAATATATAGCTCGACCTCAAACAGCAGAATTATTTTTTGAAGATGTTTTGATGGCGTGTGTTTTTTATGGTATGCCGATACTTATAGAAAACAACAAGCCTAGGTTGTTGTATCATTTTAAAAACAGAGGATATAGAAGATTTTGTTTGAACAGACCTGATAAGCATAAAAGTAAATTATCCAAATCAGAAAAAGAATTAGGCGGTATCCCCAACACAAGTGAGGAAGTAAAACAAGCTCATGCCGCAGCGATTGAATCTTATATAGAAAAATATATAGGATTAGATACAGAAGAAGTATTTAGACCTAGTGATGAAATGGGAACGATGCCTTTTAATCGTACACTTTTAGATTGGGCTAAGTTTGATATTAATAATAGAACCCGTTATGATGCCTCGATTAGCTCAGGTTTAGCTATTATGGCTAATCAGAAGCATTTATATACGCCTGAAAAAAAAGAGTCAAAAATAAAGATTAACTTTGCAAGGTATACTAACACGGGTATAAAAAGCGAATTAATTAGATGAAAGATGTTAAAATAGATATTAAGTCTGCCGCTTTTCCTGACCAATTTGTTTCAGATGCTGAAAAGGCAACAGATGAGTACGGATTAAAGATAGGACAAGCCATACAATACGAATGGTTTCGTAGGGATGGAATGAGCTGTCGATTCTACAACCAATTCAGACAATTCCATAGATTGCGTTTATATGCAAGAGGAGAGCAATCAATTAGAAAATACAAAGATGAATTAGCTATTGATGGTGATTTATCTTATCTAAATTTAGATTGGACACCTGTTCCTGTAATACCAAAGTTTGTCGACATAGTTGTAAACGGAATGTCAGATAG